TCGAAGAAGAAGGGTTTGACCCGCAGAGCGATGACTACTATGATGAAATAGATCGGCGTATGAGAACAGAGTTTCCAAACAAGTTCTCTGGTCGTAAAAACGGGGGAAGTAACAGAGTCGCCTCTGCTGATACTTCCGCTTCCCGCAGCACAAAACAGGGGCGCAGGACGGTCAAGTTAACACCATCGCAAATAGCTATTGCTAAAAAACTTGGCGTTCCTCTTGAAGAATACGCTAAGTATGTGAAGGATTAGAACATGAGCGACAGAGAACAAAGATCGTCACAAACACGCGAAAAAACTTCGCGCCGCAAACCATGGCAACCTCCTAGCCGACTTGAGGCTCCTGAACCACCCGTTGGATACAGGCATCGTTGGATACGGACAGCGCTCAGAGGTGATGAAGACAAGATGAATGTCCATGCGAAACTTCGCGAGGGATGGGAACCTGTCAGAGCTGATGAGTACACCGGATTTGATTATGCCACTGTTGATGAGGGGCAACACGCAGGGGTTATTGGTAACGGTGGGTTGATGTTAGCCCGTATACCTGAAGAGACAGCGCAAGAAAGAACCGATTATTATCGAGGCCGGACTCGCGAACAAATGACTGCTGTTGACCAGGACTTAATGAAGGAACAACATCCTTCAATGCCTATTACTAACAGTAGGCAAAGTCGTGTAACCTTTGGAGGTCGCGGTAGCGGTTCCTCCGATTAGCTTGATAAGGAGCAAAACCCATGGCAAATGCTAATGGTTCATTTGGCCTCCGCCCTATTTCAAAACTGGGGCAGAACGCCAATTCAACCGGTGCATCTGGGTATACACTCTATGAAATTGCCAACGGCAATACCAATGCTATCTACCAAGGTTCTCCGGTTATTCCTCTGTCCACAGGTTATATTGACATTGTGGGCGCGGCAGCCGGCGGTACGGTAGGTCTTCTTGGTGTTTTCTGGGGCTGTGAGTATATATCCTCAACCACCGGCGAGAAAATCTTCTCAAACTACTGGCCTGGCTCTGGCGCGGATTCTAACCATCCCGTCAAGGCTTTCGTATATGATGATCCGATGCAGTTGTACTCAATTTCATCTGATGCATCATTGACCAGCAAGGCGACCCTTCGTGGTCATGTATTCGCCAATGCTAACTTCTCTAGCGGTACTTCAGGTTCTACCACAACAGGTATTTCCTCTGCTGCACTGGCGGTTAGCACCATTGCTACTACTAATACGCTCAATTTGCGTATTATGGGTTGGCAAGAAGATCCTGAGAACCAGGACTTTACGGCTGCTGGTATCCCTGTAATCGTGCGTCTGAACAACCACTTCAATAGTGCCAACGGTGCTATCGCAGGTGGCACTGTTTCGACCACTGGCGTATAAGGAGGCACAGTAATGGCTATTTCTCGCGCACAACTGGCGAAAGAGCTGGAACCTGGCCTCAATGCCCTCTTTGGCATGGAATACAGCCGGTACGAAAACCAGCACGCCGAAATCTTCACTACTGAGTCCTCAGATCGAGCATTTGAGGAGGAGGTTATGCTTTCTGGGTTTGGCGCCGCTCCGACTAAGTCGGAAGGTTCCGCCGTCAATTTTGACGATGCCAATGAAGCATATACCGCTCGGTACAACCACGAAACCATTGCTCTGGCATTCAGCATCACTGAAGAAGCAGTGGAAGATAATCTTTATGATCGTCTTTCTTCTCGCTACACTCGTGCGCTGGCTCGTTCAATGGCTCACACTAAGCAGGTTAAGGCTGCATCTGTTCTTAACAACGCTTTCGATTCCACCTTTGCTGGTGGCGATGGCAAAGAACTCTGTGCAACTGATCACCCGCTGACCAATGGTAGCACCTTCGCTAACGAGCCAAGCACTGCTGCTGATCTGAACGAAACCTCACTTGAGGACGCTTTGATTAGCATTGCTGGGTTTGTTGACGAGCGTGGTCTGAAGGTCGCTCTTCGCGGCACTAAGCTGGTCGTTCCACGGCAGCTCCAGTTCGTTGCAGAGCGTCTGATGGTATCTAACCTTCGTGTTGGAACCGCAGACAATGATGTTAACGCTATCCGTTCCATGGGAATGCTCCCTGATGGCTACGCCGTCAATGACTTCCTGACGGATTCTGATGCGTTCTTCATCATGACCGATGCACCTCGTGGTTTCATCCACTTTGAGCGTGTGCCTCTGTCAACTCAGATGGAAGCAGACTTTGACACTGGTAACATGCGTTTCAAGGCTCGCGAGCGTTACAGCTTCGGCTTCTCCGATCCTCGTTGCGTATTTGGTTCACCAGGCGCCTAACTTTAG